CGTGACGCCCTGCGTGCGTCCGTAATGACGCCAGCAAAGCGCGTCCACCGTGTCACCCTGGTACGCACGCACTTTCATCAGATCAGCTCCACCGTACAGTGAGGCGCATCCTGGACCCGGCTGATTGCCCAGCGAGCATCACGCCACAGATCGCCGCTGGCCTCCGCCAGCTCATCCCCCCTTTTCACACCGGAGGCCGTGGCGTCGTAGTCCTGGTAACGCTCATTCACCTGCGCGCGTGCCCAGCAATAAACGGCGTTGTGGTAGTGGTGAATACGTTCGCTTTTACCGTCCAGCAAGTCCGCCGGTACATCGGCCAGCGTCATAAATCCCAGCGCCTGCTGGCGCTTGCGGAAGTCGTACAGCTCCGCATTGACCTCTGACATCGCAGACCGGATGAGTTGTCCGAGACGGGGTGACGTCACCGTGCCATCCGTCCGCATCACGCTGCGAAACTCTGATAAATCAACATCGGGCCAGAACGGCGTATTTTTGATAATTTCCGCCTGTTCCGGCGCCTGCTCAGGCGCAACAAACTTCATGCGGGCTTTCTCCTGAAATAGTGGGCGGTGGACGGGGTTTTGATGTGGCAAAAGCCTTTCGCCACCCCGTGCCGCCCGTGCGCGGGGCACGTTCCGTTAACGGCTGTCATTGCGCAATCTGCGCTCCAGCTGCTGTTTTTCTTTTTTGACGCCACAGCGTGGATCAAGCTGCAGCGCATGATTGATGTGATTCAGGGCGGAGGCCGGGCTGGTTTCGGTCAGTACAGCGCCAATCGCTTTATGCAGGCGTGCCCGTGACTGGTCTGGCATATCCTGGCCGTCTGTCAGCTCCAGTGTCTGCAGTAACAACCCGGCATCGAAAGATTCACCTGCCAGCAGAGCGGCCTGCGCAGCGTCTGCCATTTCCTCTGCCAGCACCGTCTGGACGTTACGGTTTCCAATGGGCATCACCCATCCGTGCCGCAGCGCATGACGCCCTGCATCCAGCGCACCGGCATAATCACCGGCATCGATACGCCAGAGCATCACAAACATCACCACGTCATCCTGCCGGGCACCATCAGCAGCCAGCACCCCCTCCACCCAGGCGGAATAACGGGGCAGCAGTTCCACTTTGATTTGGGCTTTCTTCACGGTGGACTGGATACCTTTCAGGCGGCGGCGGTCCTCCGCCAGCTGCATCAGCATCAGGTCATACCCCGTCGCGTGGCGAACATTGCCGCCCTGCCGGGCGGCCTGTTCAGCCTGGACGCGCAGGCGGTGCTGCCGTGCGGGACTCAGGCTCATGCGTTACTCTCCGGCACCGGCGCTGAAGTCGCCGATGGTGATGTTTTCCACCAGTGCCACGCAGCGGTAATCTTCCACCACATACGCCTCATTGACGGATTCGAAGTTTTCAATACGATCGCGTTTCGGGTTATCAATGACCGAACGGCGGCGGGTATCTTCCTGCCAGTAGATGGACAGGTTATCCAGGCGGGTGATCAGTACGGCATTAGCCGGGAATGACGGGGCGCGAACGGCCTGCAGACCGCCCATGCGTTTCTGGCTGATAATCAGATCAGCAGCCAGCGCCTCCGTGTTTGCCTGGTCCTTATTGACCAGCGGGAAATACTTGTCGGACAACAGCTCACGACCACAGATCACGACCAGTTCGGCGTCATCCTGGAAAATAGGGTCAATCAGCTCATTGACAGCATCCATCACCAGCGCATCCAGGTTGGCATATTTACCGCCCTTGCCTACCTTCACCGGGTCTGCGGTGGTAGTGCCATCTTCTGCCGTGGTGCTGCCCATCACGCAATCCGGGGCATCTTCGCGGACCTTCTGCAGCCAGCCTTTGTTAACGTCCTGCAGCAACGGATTGGCGGCACGGTCTGAGGTTTTGGCACGCTTCACGCCATTAAACCCAATCATGATGCGGTCCAGCGCCTGACGTTTCACGATGGCGTTACGGATGCGTACCTGAAAATCCTGGAATTTCGCCCACATATCCAGTTTTGCGTAGGTCAGCACCGTATCAAAGTTGGTCTGTTCGCATTTGTACTCAACATCCACCATCTCAGTGGGATCGGTTGGCTCGCGCTCCTTCGTGGTCGTGTCAGTGGTCCCGGCAATGGTGCTGCCGACGCCCAGGCCCAGAAGCTGGCCTGACTGCTCCGCCACACCAATCACGTTAACCATGGTCAGAAATGCCGTGGACTGCTGGATCTGGTCTTCCAGCGTCTGCTGCACCGACGGCTCAACGGTGAATTTGCTGGAAAGTTCTTCCACTTCCACGTTGTTCAGGCGTGCCAGCTGCTGCAGGTAGGCGTTAAAGGCAAAACGTGTGTGCTTTTTCATTGGTTCTTATGCTCCATCAGCAATTGGTCAGTGTGCCTGCCGGTGCGTTTCCGCCCGGCGCGCGCTGGCGATAATCTTTGCGGCTGTCTTCCTGGCTCAGCCGCTGCTCCAGTTCAGCAAAAGCGGTCTGCTGTTCCTGCAGGGAGGCTTCCAGCTCAGCAATGCGCACATCCTGCGCAGACAGGGAGTGATCAGTACGTTCGCTCAGGTTTTGCTGTTCAGTAGCAATCAGCTCCACCGCGCGATGCACGTCAGAAAAACGCGCTTCATCGTTCTGTTCTTTTTTGGTGAACATCGCGGCAACGCGGGAAAACAGGGAGGGTTTTTCGTCCTGGACTTCTTCCCACTCGATCCGCGTTTCTTCTGCGGCGGTAAAGAGGTTTTCAGGGTTTTGCTTGCGGCCTGCCAGGGGGTTACTTCTGGCGCTGGCGCTAAACTGCAGCATTTCAGTACCGAGGCTTGCGGGATCATCCGTCGCCGCCAGGCCAACCAGGTAGGCTTTGCCGGTATCGGCAAAACTGGTATTGACCTCCATCGAGGTAAACAGCTTTTGCAGATTACGGGTATACGCCACCAGGTCCTCTGACGGGGTGATCCACGCATACAGGGCCATTTTCCCTTTCAGCGGACCGTCTGCAATCTCCTCTGCCTCCAGCTTATCCACGGTCCCGAAACGGCGGAATGGGCTATCAGGGGTGTAACCCTTGATGTGCTCCAGATTAATCAACGCGGTATACACCTGCGGGTCATAGCTCGCCGCCATCTGTTCCAGCCAGGCACGCTCAATATTGCGCCCGTCTGTCGTTGCCCCTTCCACACCGATGCGGAAGCGCTTTGCTTTTACAGCCATGTGACCGACTCCATCAAATAACTCTGTGAGGCCTTATGGTTGCTGCGATGGAGGGGGTGAAACAACGCGCGGACCTTGTGCGGTAAACCATACAAAGGCCAGCCGGGGAAAGGCGCCAGGCAAGGCCGTATGTTTGTGCCATGGAAACGATGACCCCCGCAGACCTCGATCCCCGCAGGCAGGCATTACTGCTGTATTTTCAGGGATACCGCGTAGCCCGCATTGCTGAAATGCTGGGCGAAAAAGTTGCAACCGTTCATAGCTGGAAAAAGCGCGACAAGTGGGGCGAATATGGCCCACTCGATCAGATGCAGCTCACCACTGCCGCCCGCTATTGCCAGCTCATCATGAAGGAGCACAAGGAAGGGAAAGACTTTAAAGAAATAGACCTGCTGGCCCGCCAGTCAGAACGACACGCCCGCATCGGTAAATTTAACAACGGTGGTAATGAGGCTGACCTTAACCCCAACGTGCAAAACCGCAACCGCGGCCCCCGTAAGACACCAGAAAAGAACCTGTTTACTGACGAACAGATCGAAAAGCTGGAAGAAATTTTCCGCAACGGAATGTTTGAATATCAGCGCCACTGGTGGGAAGCAGGAATTAAGCACCGCATCCGCAACGTGCTTAAATCGCGCCAGATCGGCGCTACGTATTATTTCGCGCGTGAAGCGCTGATGGACGCCCTGATGACAGGGCGAAACCAGATTTTCCTGTCAGCCAGTAAAGCCCAGGCGCATGTTTTTAAGCAGTACATCATCGAGTTTGCCAAAGAAGTCGATGTGGAATTAAAGGGCGATCCCATGGTGCTGCCAAACGGCGCCACGCTGTATTTTCTCGGGACCAACGCCCGCACCGCACAGAGCTACCACGGCAACCTGTATCTTGATGAGTATTTCTGGATCCCGAAATTTCAGGAGCTTCGTAAAGTCGCCTCCGGCATGGCGCTGCACAAGAAATGGCGCCAGACCTATTTCTCAACGCCTTCCAGCCTGACGCACAGCGCTTACCCGTTCTGGTCCGGCGCCCTGTTCAATCGCGGGCGGGCAAAAGCTGATCGCGTTGATATCGACCTGACCCACTCAGCCCTTGCTGCCGGTCTGCTTTGCGCTGACGGTCAGTTCAGACAGATCGTGACGGTGGAGGACGCCGTGCGCGGTGGCTGCAACCTGTTCGACCTCGACCAGCTGCGCCTGGAGTACAGCCCCGACGAGTACCAGAACCTGCTGATGTGTGAGTTCATCGACGATCTCGCCTCCGTTTTCCCACTGGCTGACCTGCAGGCCTGCATGGTGGACAGCTGGGAAGTCTGGGAAGACTTTCAGGCACTGGCCCTGCGTCCGTTTGGCTGGCGCGAAGTCTGGATCGGCTATGACCCGGCGAAAGGCACCCAGAACGGTGACAGCGCTGGCTGCGTAGTCATAGCCCCGCCGACGGTACCCGGCGGTAAGTTCCGCATCCTTGAGCGTCACCAGTGGCGCGGAATGGACTTCCGCGCACAGGCAGAGGCCATCCGCAAACTGACTCAGCAGTATAACGTGACCTACATCGGCATTGACTCCACCGGCGTCGGTCACGGTGTTTATGAAAACGTAAAAGGCTTTTTCCCTGCCGTGCGGGAGTTTGTCTATAACCCCAACGTCAAAAACGCTCTGGTGCTCAAGGCATACGACATTATCAGCCACCGCCGTCTGGAGTTTGACGCCGGGCATACCGACATTGCGCAGTCATTTATGGCTATCCGCCGCGCCACCACCGCCAGCGGAAACCGCCCTACCTACGAAGCCAGCCGCAGCGAAGAAGCCAGCCACGCAGATTTGGCCTGGGCAACGATGCACGCACTGTTTAACGAACCGCTGCAGGGCGAAGCCGCCAATACCAGCAACATTGTGGAGATTTTTTAATGACTGAGAATACCGCACAGGATGTGATGCCACCCGACGTACAACCCAATGATGCAGCGACTACCCAGGCGTTCAGCTTTGGCGATCCCATTCCGGTCCTGGACCGCCGCGAACTTCTGGACTACGTAGAATGTGTGCAAATGGACCGCTGGTATGAGCCGCCGGTGAGTTTTGACGGGCTGGCGCGGACCTATCGCGCCGCTGTACATCACAGCTCACCGATTGCCGTTAAGCGTGACATTCTCAGCAGCACCTACATCCCCCACCGCCTGCTCAGCCAGCAGGCTTTTGCACGTTTCGTCCAGGATTACCTTGTGTTCGGTAACGCCTATCTGGAAAAACGGACGAACAGGCTGGGCGGCCTCCTGTCACTGGAGCCATCACTGGCGAAGTACACCCGGCGCGGGATTGACCTCGATACTTACTGGTTCGTGCAGTACGGCATGACCACCCAGCCTTATGAGTTCACCAAAGGTAGCATCTTTCACCTGATGGAGCCGGACATTAACCAGGAAATCTACGGACTGCCCGGCTATCTCTCTGCCATCCCGTCAACCCTGCTGAACGAGTCTGCGACTCTATTCCGCCGTAAGTATTACATTAACGGCAGCCATGCCGGCTTCATCATGTACATGACCGACGCAGCGCAGAATCAGGAAGACGTGAACAATATCCGCCAGGCAATGAAAAGCGCCAAGGGACCGGGCAACTTCCGCAACCTGTTTATGTATTCGCCCAACGGTAAAAAGGACGGCATCCAGATCATCCCGCTGTCGGAGGTCGCGGCGAAAGATGAGTTTCTGAACATCAAAAACGTGAGCCGCGATGACATGATGGCAGCACACCGCGTGCCACCGCAGATGATGGGAATTATGCCCAGCAATGTTGGAGGGTTTGGGGATGTTGAAAAAGCCAGTAAAGTATTCGTAAGAAATGAACTTATCCCGCTGCAAAAACGCTTAGAAGAGTTAAATGATTGGTTGAACATGGAAATAATTCGATTCAAGCCATACAGCCTTGAGTGATACATTTAAAGGGGAAAGTATAGCCGTAGAAAAGCAAATAATTGCTTAGCCATTACGGCACACTCGTTGTGCCGTAATAAAAATCAACTTAAAAATTTTGCTTGATATGACTCATCCACGAGGGCCTTAATTATCTTTGTTCTCCGTGAAACTAACACACTGACTCTTGTTCTTTGGCTCTTATCAAAAGTGTGGGCCTTTTCGATATTAGCTGTAGCGTCTTTAAATAAATCAGTAATCAATGGCTTGAAATCACCATTAATTTCGATACGTTGCTTCAAATGATTTAACCAGCGCTCAGTCTCAGCGAGAAGCGCAGTAATTTCATTTTGAAAAGACATCGCATCCATTTCTTTTGATTCACTAGGAACCCAAAATTTTCTTGATGAAGACTCTATTTCCTTTAAATTATCGGAAACATTTTTCACTATAGACCAAGTCTCACTTCTCTTTTGTAATGCACGTGAGTTTTTATATACAAAAACCCAACCAATTATGGCTGTCATGATAGCTAAAATGCCTGAACTGGCAAGGTATTGTAAAAACACCACAAAAGGTGAATGTTCTTCCATGAATATTACTCCTTCTTAGCATCAGCTATGTATCCCCAAATACTATCCTTGAGGAAATCTAACTCAGTGAATACTCTTAATTTTCTTTTTATAACTGACTTCTCAATACCATCAGTCCTATATAAACCACCAAATGCTTCATCAAGAAACGATGAACCGTACCCCATTGCTCCATCGAGGTACACATGAACCTCATCATAGTCACGAATGGCGTTCAGAAGATGCTCTTCACGGAAACGTTGCCCATTGTCAGGACCATCAGTATCGTAGCGTCCATAAGGTACGTCTGAAAAATCCTCAGCAATATGTATCTCTTTGATGTTCATTCAGTACCTCTCAAACTAACATTCCATTGAATAAGGGTTCCACCTATAGAGTATGGCAGATCAAATTGCTCTTCGGCGTTGTTTGCAGCATTATAGGAATATCTCCCCATGCCGCTAAAAATGTGTAATTGACCTTCAGGGTTATCTACAACATATCTTTTCATATCTGGCAATCCCTTACCGTGTTTTTGACTATTCATTCTAGTTTCCCCATACTGAACTGCAGCATATATTTTATCAGAATCAGTCTTGGGATTAAATATCTGAGCAATTAGTGTGAAAAAATCTTTTTTTACAAGAGTAACAGGAATCCCTTCACCCATATCATAAACCATTAAGTAAAGTTGCTCTTCAACTTTATGGGCTAATATCCACCACCTTTTCCCGATATCAGCAATAAACTCAGAAAATTGCGTTTCATTTGAATATGCATGCAACCCCACATTACTAATCGATTCTGTTAAGGCTGCATATAGCTTTTGCCCGTCTGATACTGATATTTTTCCTTCATAGATCGTACCTTTAATGTATTTCAATACATTTTTTATTTTTTCTCTGGCCTCAGCGCTTTCTTGATTGTTTTTAGTTTTACCGGCAACAGCTGAAACAATTTCCATTGAGTTTAACTTATCAGCGGTAACACGTTGAAACCCTGTAATACCCCATATACCACATATTTTAAACCAATTATTAACCCGCGCTGATCCGCAAGTAGTTATAGCAATTACAGTTTTATCTTTTGTTTGTCTCTGCAAAAAATCGATGTAAGCATACAGCACGATAACAGCACATGCTTTGATAGCGTTTGTATTTCGAAAGTCAATCAATACTTTTTCACCATCATTTATACAATCTCTGATTAAGGTTATAAACTCTATAAAAAGCTTATAATTCTCAGGATTAAACAAATCTAAGGCGCTTGGTGCAGGGATTCTCACGCGAGAAAAGACTCGCATAGGAAAGAGCATCCTTCGTCCACCAGACTGCTTCCTGGCCTCTCGTCGAGCCATCTTCCTTGCCCTGGTTAAAGAGTATTCTATTTGTTCTTCTGTTAGCCGCTTCATATCCTTTCCTCAATAGTTCCTGAAGCTTACCAGTTCAAAGTGGAACAACAAACCTGTGGATGCATCTTAAATCAAGAATTTGAAAGCATGTATCGTATCGTAGCAATTGTTTGTAAATTTGCATTAAACATACCAGGTTGCGCGCGCTCGTATCCCCGCCACGCCTGCCCGCTTTGTGTAGTGGTTTTCATGCACCTGCATGAGATATGAAAAAGCCCGCCAGAACTGGCGGGCCGGAGCTAAAAAGATCCTAAAACGATCATGCAGATTCATGCAGCATAGCCATGCACTCTCTTTTTTCAGGTTAGCCTGAAATCCTCGTCAAAATCCATAAAGTTTTCAGCTACTCGCGATGAGAGGATGATGTACTTAACCCCCTCATTCAGAGGAACGGGGCGTTCAAGTTCAAGTATAAAAACACCATCATAGGTTTTACCCAGCCAGAACCCGCCGCCGCAGGATTTTGGCCGCTGAAAAAGCACCCAGCCACCAGGGACATACTTCATTAATGGCTCATAGCGATAAACGACCTGATAATTGCTGTCTTTAGACCCCATAGCCTAACGCCTCGCCTTGCTCGTTGTTCAACCTTGCAGGCGGTAAAAACCAGTTTTATCGCCTGCAACGTTTTGTTAATGCAGCCAGCTGTCGTCTTCCCAGACCTGCTGCATAATTTCCATTACCCGCTGCTTATCCTCATCAAGTTTTAAGCCAGTCAACTCAATACCGTTGGCACTTCCTTTGCGAATGCGGATCGCCGTCTTGGGATACAAGGGGGTCAGGTTGCGGTAAAGCTCGATTTCGAGTGCTTCCAGTGTCGCCTGGCTAATTTTCTGCTCTTTATCAATCATTATTTCGACACGCATGGAGATCATCCCCCTAACTGGAAACATCCATTGACCGGCTGTACTCATGGCTACGGATTTTCGCCATTAATTCATCAGTCAGCTCTGAGACCCACTGGATAGCAAGCCGCTTCTCTTCATCGCTGCACTCACTAGCCGCTACAAGCTTGATAAAAAAATCAATACGCTGGAGCTTCAACGACTCCAAAAGATAGTCCTGCATTTTCCCTCCTATCCTCACTACAGGATATGTAATGCCACATCCCTACATACGGACAACTAAATACTGTATATGTATACAGTATAATACGTTTTTTAAGTTGTAAAATACTTTTTATCATTCAATCAGATGTGTCCGATGTACCAGAAAAAAGGCGAAAAATGCGCCCCTTCATCAGTACTACTGGCGCCATTTATCATCTTCCTGCAGCCTTTGGTTCCGGTAAAAGACACGTAGACCTGCACCAGATGGAATACTGCCACCGCGCAGAAGCAAAGCGATCTCCGCCTCCGAACCATCAAAGCCTCTCGATTTAAGTTCATACTCCAGCTGCAGGCGCTGCTGATTATCCACATCCTGCCTGTACCCTTTCCGGCGCTTAGGCTTAACCATGCGAAGCCGTGCGTTTAGCTCCCTCAGCTCCTTTTTGCTCATGCTATGGAGATATTCCTGCAGCTCCCGCTCATCCATACCCGCTATATCCGATAAATCCTGTCCGCTTACGGCCCCGTTTTCGTTCATTTTTTCCACAGGGGGACAGTTATTGCCACGAGTCCAAGGGGCGCAAGCGCCCTGGTCGGCTGGCGCCTCCTGAACGTCAACGGCCTTACGAACCATTTTCCACTTCATCGCATGCGTGCAAATCCGGCCCTCAATAATCGGGGACCAGATGCCATAAATACGGATGCCGTGATCGCCATAGGCTGATGGCTCGTCATTGAGTTCATAAGCCGTGCGGACCAGGTGATGTTTACGCGGAACCAGTACGCCGCCCTGTTTCAAGATGTAGGTGGCAAAACACCCGGCATCGGCTGCCGCCAGCACGGCATCCAGACGCGGGTTATCCAGTACCGGCGCACCGGCTTTTTTATCGGCATGCTGTCGCGCGGCCTGGCCTGCCAGCAAACGCAGCTCGCGATAAGCCTGGCGGCCCGGTATACCGAAAAAGCGGAATTGCTGGACGCGATGCAGCGAAGCCCAGGCATTGACATGTTCGGCATTGTCCCGCAGTGATCTGCCGGTTTCTTTGCTGATTTCGTTAGCCAGGCCACGCCCGTCGATGTTCTTACTGATGTACTTCGCGATGTAGCTGGTAGGCGTACCCTTGCGCGGGTTGATCAGCTCAGACTTAAAACGCGGGCCGGTATTGTTGCCCAGCTCCTGGCGGTCCTCACGGATGGCAAATTTACGCAGCAGCGCGGTGATGGATTTGCGGTCTTTTTTGCGCATGAAGCAAAGCAGGTGCCAGTGCACGGTGCCGTCATGGTGTGGCTCAGCAACGCGGACGCCATACCAGCGCAGCCCGGCTTTGTGCATCGCCTTACGGAAGGCGGCGAACATATTCACCAGATAATCGCTGCTCTGCCGTACCGTGGCACTGGTCCATTTAGGGTTTGGCCTGCCGTTATTGAGCGTTGCGTGAAAGCGTGACGGACAGGTGATGGTATAGAACACGGCGCATTCACCACGCATTTCTGCGATCAGCTCCAGCCCTTTAACGCAGGCCATCATTTCGTTGCGCCGGTGTGCCGGATTGCTGCTGCTGGCGTTTACCACGTCTTCCATATCCAGCGTATCGCCCTGCTCATTGGTCAGCTCATGCGAGCGGAAGAACTCCAGCGATTTGCGGCGCTGTTCGCGTTTATGGATCACGGCCTCATAGCTGACATACGGAGACGCCTTTTTGTTAACCAGGCAGACGGCGCGCAGCTGTTCTTCTCGCCATTCACACCGCATCTGCCACAGCTTGCGATACCACCAGTCAGCACAGAGCATACGGGCAAGCGAACCCGGAATAAGTTCGTACGGGACCGGGTTACGGCGGTGCTTTTTACGGCGCAGCTGCTCGAAAGCAGGCGGGATAACATCAAGGCGCATGGCCTCAGCGGCCACCCTTTCCCATGACCGGCGGATCTCTTCTGGCGTAACGTCTTCATCCGCAAACAGCTCACCGCAGGCAGCATCCAGACACATGCTCATGTATGCCGCCACCAAGGTAGATAACCGCTTAACCTGATCCTGGTTCATTTCCGGCAGAACCAGCAGGCCCTCCAGCCCGTCGTGGCTCGCCATAAACCGGAATGACGCAGAAACCTGGCTGGCACGCACGCGCTCCAGGCGTTCAAGGCACGGCCTGATGGTTTCACGCAGATAGCGGGAATATGCCTTCGGCTTTCCCAAGCCCTCGAAATATTTAATTCGCTCAAGCAGTGGCTTGCTGATATGTGATGGTTCAGCGCTTACGTCTGCCAGAATCACCAGATCGGGATTAAACCTCTGCTGCTCGCGGGCCATTTTGGCACGGCTGATCAGCAGGTCCTGCTCCATTTCACGCTGAACAGGATCACGGGCTTCATTGTAGAAATAGCGCTCCCAGACCTCATCGCTCATCGCCTCACGGCGCAGCTGCTCCTGCTCGTTGTCGCTGGCGTAGAGAGCGATCAGGTTTGAAAGCGCAGACACCGGCGCAACTTCCGCCGGGTCCACATACGGGTTAACCGCTTTTTTCGGGGCATTCCAGACAAAAGCAGCGGCGGCATCATCTGCACCGCCGTAGTTTTTAACGTCGTGATGGCTCACACAAATACTCTCTTTGGAAAGTTTCGTAAGACGCACTCACGACTGGATACGCTGCCAGATCAAACCCGGACCAGATCAGAGGTTGAGAAACAGCGATAATTTCAGTTGCAGACTTACCATCACCACCGGCAACGCCCATACTGCGTTTTGCGTTAATACGGTGGCGGGTAAAATTCTGGTAAATCGCGTTCGTCAGCTCAGTTTCACTGTTCGACACAACAACCTGATGGCCTGCTGATGCCAGTACATCAAGAGTCGTCGCCAGGCGACGCTGTTCAAGCTCATTGAAACCATCAGTGTGATAATCGGTAAATGTTCCGTCATAAGGTGGGTCGCAATAAATCACATCACCTACTTTGACCATCGCTAAAGTTTCCTCATAGCTGGCACAAATGAAGGTGGCGCGTTTTGCTTTCTCTGCAAATGCTCTGATTTCGTCTTCCGGGAAATATGGTTTTTTATAATTCCCGTATGGAACGTTAAATTCACCTTTCCTGTTATAACGACACAGGCCACGATAGCCGTGGCGATTGAGATATAGGAAATATACTGCTTTCATGAAATCAGTAATTTCAGAGGAATGATTAAATTCATGCCTAATGTTGTAATAAGCTACCTCTCTATTCGCAATCGCAAAAATATTTTTTGCGCGTGATACGAAAGCTTCACAATCAAGGGCAATTTTTTTATAAAGATTGATAAGATCTGGATTAATATCCGCGACAAGATAATGAGGATATTCTGTCGCCATCATCACAGCGCAGGAACCCGCGAAAGGCTCAACCAGTCGCAGGCCTGCAGGCAGGTGCTTTTTCAGCTCATGCATGACGGCGGTCTTATTGCCCGCCCATTTCATGATGGTGCTCATACAGCACCCCCATTGTAGTGTTTGCCTTTCAGCTCTGCGATTTCCTGACAGGTGATGCAGCACTGCACGCCAGGAATAGCGCGGCGGCGGGCTGGCGGTATTGGTGCGTCGCAGCCAATGCACAAGACACGGGAAACGCCCGGCGCTTTACTGCGGGCGGTGTTGATGTGCCTCTGGCGTTCTTCTTCAACGCGCTGCTGTACGAGGTCCATAGAATCAGCCATCAGTGGATCTCCTGCGCTTCGTTCTGGATGTTTTCCGCAGCAACGCGCAGCAGCTCCGCCGCCTCAACGTGATTAAGCTGGCGCGATGTGATGTGACACGCCAGGCTATCAAGGCGGGCGGCCATTGCCGCAGCACGTGCACGACGTTCTTCCATGCGGGCCTCTGTCAGTATCTGGTTAAGACCTGCATCATCCGGGCCGATTTTGTTGGAACGGGTTTCTATATTTCGCATTGTTGTTTCTCCTGAATGTTGGCAAAAGAATGCCCGGCGGGTTTACGCCATTAATTTCTGTTACTGGTTAATTCGGCATGGTTAGCCGCTTTGGAAATAAGCTCACCACTGCACGAAAATGGTTCATTGCTTTTATCAGCTCCCGCTTTTCGTCAGTCGTCAGCTCATTCATATTGACGTTATGACGATCCGCCGGAATCTTAGCCATAAAGAATATGGCGGCTAAGGCACGCTCATTTTGTTTATGGTTAATATCTCGCTGGTCCCGCATATCGCTAATAAAACGCTCCAGTTCAGATTCTATATTCAAGCCGAACACTTTCGCCCTTAGCTCAGCAATATGATTCAGGCCATCCAGCCGATGACCCGGACTTAGTGGAACAGTCGCAGAATCGCCTTCAATAGCCATGGTTTCCCCTGTTTATGAGTACGCAGTTCAGCCAGCAGCGCATCCTGAGAGCGGCACGGATGCCAGCGCTTGCCATCCTTCCCCATGATCCAGCCATGCCCGAAATGAGGTGATGGGCTTTGCTTAACGAGCAGCGATGCGAGTGATGGTTGTTTAGTCAACATAGCCACCTCAGATCAAACCAAACGAGGCACCCAGGCCAGTGACTGTATCAATGGTGCTGGCCATCGCCGGGCTTGCCTGCAGGCGCGCCTGCAACGTCACTGCGGTTAATGCCATCAGTCGAGTAACTGAATTGATGCTATCAACAATCTGGCGGCGCCCTGCCGTTGTGTGCGCTTCGCCGGAAACAGCGCCGGCAGCCACGCGGCCGATTTCTGCCGTAGCTTTTAGAACATAATCCGGCATCTTTTCGCGAGCGACTTCGTTTAGCGGCACGCACGGGAGGCAGTGGATCTGCGCCAGGAAGCCATCAACCAACGCTGAATCCTCGGTCAGATCAGTAAGCAGCCAGATTTCCGGTGCGGTAAGTTGGTGCGGCTGGTCCGGGTTTAGCTTGTTGCGCAGAGTCTGAACATTCATCCCGGCACGCCCTGCCAGCTTCGTCATGTTATGACGCAGTGCGAAAGCCCTGCAGGCTTCATCAAAATGCGGATGTTTGGAAATCCTGAAATCAAACATGTTTTTGGCCTCTCTATATCCCAAAATGGAACTATCAGGCTTGCATTGCGATTTCGCAGCCTTGAGCCGCTTCCATCGTCAATGCGAACATGTTTACTTCGATAAGGCTGTTTACCCCTTCCTTTTTACGAATTGGAAGGCGGCCTTCACGGATCATTTGGCGGGCGTAGCTGAGTTTGTAACCGGTACGGCGGCAGAACTCATCCAGGGTAATGAATGGTTCAGACACCACAAGATTGATGCTAGGGCGCATTGATAATTGGCGACTCATGATGCACTATTCCTCGGTTTGGGTGCCTAACTCACTATTAGGCACTGTTTAACACTATTCAAAACATCTTGAATCGAGATATTAGGATCACAAAACAATCATGTCAACACGAAACTTAACGAATAAAGATGACGTAAAGCTGATTCGAGATTTCATATCTCAAAATAGAGGCGGAAAAGAGGTTATTGCTCGCATTCTGGAAGCTTATGGTTTCACTACCCGCATAGCCCTCTGTCATCAGCTTGGCGTCTCGCAAAGCACTATGGCTAACAGGTATGCACGCGATACCTTCCCAGCCGACTGGGTGATCGTTTGTCATCTTGAAACAGGAGCATCACTAATTTGGCTTAGCACAGGGGAAGGAAGCAGGTTCCTTGGGGGCAACGATGAAAATATCACCTATTTAAAACGCATGGACATCACAAATGGGAATATCTCAACCCAAAACGATGTAATAGCTGATACATCGACAATTCCAGAGGGCTTGAATTCACCGTTCATCTTGAATGCTGACAAAACGACCTACCTTGCTGACCGTTACGATGGCGAATTGGTAGATGGGTTCTGGTTCATTGAAATTGATGGGATTGTAAGCGTCCGCGAGTTGTACCGCTTTCCCGGCGGACGCGTGCGAGTTGAGAATGGCAAGGCCTCTTTCGAATGCAAAATTGATGACATAAAAATCCTTGGGAAAATAATCACTCGTACAGAGAGCATGTGAATTATGGCTGTTTCAAAACTACCTAACGGAAAGTGGCAGGCTCAGGTTTTCCCAAACGGTAGGGATGGAAAGCGCATCCGTCGCCAGTTCGCTACCAAAGGGGAGGCTTTAGCATTCGAGCGTCACATAAAAGATCAGGCTCAAGATAAGCCGTGGCTGGGCGAGAAAACTGATAAACGCCGCGTTCGGGATTTGGTTACAGCTTGGTATAACGCACATGGCGTTACGCTTGCTGATGGTGAAAAGCGTAAAGGCGCAATGGAGTTTGCCTGTCTCGCAATGGGTGATCCCCTCGCTACAGAATTCAACGCTAAACTGTTCTCAACTTATAGAGAACAGCGGTTAAGCGGAAAAATAACCCGCTCTGATCGCGTTAAGGCTATCACCCCTCGCACGGTTAACCTTGAACTAGCTTACTTTCGGGCTATGTTCAACGAGCTGAAAAGACTTGATGACTGGACAGCACCCAACCCTCTTGAAAACGTCAGAGAGTTTAAGATCGCAGAAATTGAGCTGGCCTGGCTTACAGTTGAGGAAGCGGCTCGCTTGCTGGAAGAATGTGAAAAAAGCAAGGCGGAGGATTTAACCATGATTGTTAAAATCTGCCTTGCAACCGGAGCAAGATGGGGTGAAGCGGAAAGTTTAACTGGAAAGCAGATAAGCCCCGGAAAAATCACTTTTATCAAAACGAAAGGTAAAAAAAACCGAGCTGTTCCTATCAGTGACGAGCTTTATGAATTACTACCCAAAAGCCGAACCTCTAAACCGCTCTTTACCGGATGTTACTCAGCATTCAGGAGCGCAGTAAAACGGGCAGGAATTGAACTTCCTGACGGTCAGCTTTCGCATGTTTTACGGCATACTTTTGCCAGCCATTTCATGATGGGCGGCGGCAATATTTTAGTCTTACAACGCATCCTCGGACATACAGATATCAAAGTCACGATGCGTTATGCTCACTTCGCCCCTGACCACCTTACAGAAGCGGTTCAACTTAACCCTTTAAACCTGATAAGTGGCAGCAAAATGGCAGCACAGCGCAGCACTATGCAATACTTTTCGACAATATACGAAATGCTATGCGTTTGATTTAACTGTATATCTTTGTTTTTATTAGAATATAGTTCGGACTCATAATCGCTTGGTCGCTGGTTCAAGTCCAGCAGGGGCCACCAGATACAGCAAGGGCTGGCGAGAAATCGTCAGCCCTTTTTCTTTGGCTGTCATTTCGGTAAGGCAAAGAATTGCTCCCTGTTTTCTGCATCTTGCTGCCAGCATTCTCGGATAGTGGTATAAATCAGGAATGCTGCCCGCAATATTCACAATACAGCCATAGGCAGAGAGTAAAAATTTAGCTGCATTAATATAATTCCATTGGTCGTCCGGTATGATGCTTCGCCACTTGCGCTATACGTACGTTATGCATTGATTTATATAACCTAAAATGGAAATCGGGCTATACCTTGCAAGCAATCTCGTTACACTCTAAAATTTCCACAACAACTCCAGTAGACGCGACATTATGAAAAAAACGCCTGTCACTAAAGCCCAGATCTACCGTTCCGTAGCCAGTTCAACCGTAATCGAAACCGGTGCATCTGTACAAAAAATTGAGCAGCAGCTCAAAAAAAATCAGGCGCAGGCGAAAGCCGTTGGTCTTGCCCGTTAATCTGGTAAGATATCGCTCATCAGTTGCATCATAGGGCTATAGTTTCCTGATATGCCTGCCTGTATTGCTCTGAAATAAAAGGCCTTGTGCTCATCCCATAGACTGTAATCCAGTAAGCCCTTACCCGCCACAACCGACAGTACATCACAAAGCAGTCGTGAAAGACGCCCGTTACCTTCTCTGAATGGATGGATCAAAATAAACTCCACGTGGCATTCAGCCAGATAACGAACCAGTTCCGGACGAACCAGGAATTTCAACTCAGCAGACCGGGAAAGAAATTGCTTATCAAAACTATCGAGAAGCAGTGGAATTCTGTCGGCAGCAGCAAACTGAAAAGCATCTTTATTTAGCCAGGTTAGCAT